GATCCATGGCATGGTGGTTCATATCCAGGCGCTGTTCCAGTATATCACGGCACTAGTGTACTAGCCGGGGTTAAAAGGATCAAGGATCTCGGCTATATAAAAGAATATAGATGGGCGTTTAATATTGATGATGTTCTCTACGGTATTGGTCATAACGGACCAGCAGTATTAGGCATACCATGGTATAGTGACATGTATCACCCGGATGATAAGGGATTCGTCAGACCTACAGGTGATGTGGTGGGTGGGCATGCTATTTTAGCAAGAGCGGTTAATATTAAGAAGGGTTATGTTACTCTGAGAAACTCTTGGGGTAAAGATTGGGGTAAGGATGGTGACTGTTATATCACGTTTGAAGATTTAGAAAAGCTACTTAAGGAAAGAGGCGAGGCTTGTTTCCTGATGAGACGTAAGAGCAAGGTTTAATGAGCTTAGATACAGGGCATTGGCAGAGGACGCTATATAACGAGGGTGTTGACGATACTCCCTTCGGATTTATATATATGATCACCAATAACGTTAATGATAAGAAGTATATTGGTAAGAAGCAGTGTCTAACTACTAAAAAAAGAGCGCCTCTTAAGGGTAAGAAAAATAAAAGGCATAGTATTGTAGAGACTGACTGGAAGACGTATACATCTTCCTCTAGACAGCTAAACGAGGATATAGAATCACTTGGAAAAGAAAATTTTACCTTTGAGATCTTGATGTTTTGCGATTCGAAGTGGCAATTGGCCTATGAAGAGACTAAAATACAGTTTGAGAAGGAGGTTTTATTAAGGAGTGACTACTATAACGGCATCATTAACTGCAGAATTGGCAAAAGAAAATAGACAACTATATGATCAGGATCGTAATATAGTGTTTGTTGACCTTAATAGCTACCTCACTGATTCGTTTAACGACTACATTCTATATATTACAGAAAATGAGCTTAGCTTAACACGTAAAGAGAAGAACAAACTTGGTATTCACTTTATTATTAAACAACTGCTCGGTGCAGTTAAGTCAACCAACAAAAAGAAGTGGTTTTATTATAGAGTGTGTGAGGGATCTGAGGAGACAAAGCTTGTGAAGAGAATATTTGCATCCTTACCTACTAATATAATGTACGGTGATTGTGAGTGGTATGATTTTATAAAGGAACTTGACTATAATGTATATAGGAATAAGGATGTTTCGTGTACGTCATTTCAAAAATTTAGACAGTTTCTAAAGAGGTATGAGTTACAGCAGCTTGAAAAAGAGTTTTTAGGAAATATAAATATAAAACTTTCACTGCTTCCATAAATATATATATGAACAAATTTCTCGAACAAGTTGATGACGAGATGCGCGCACTAACCGAGGATATACCCTCGCAGGAGTTTAAGATAGCACTAAAGGATCTTCTAAACAGTAGTGGATTCACTGCGTTTCCAACAAACACATCAAGCGAGTCAACAAAAGATCAGTTAAGAGTAAAGTGGAATGATCAAATCTTCTTAGTTGATATTAAACATGCGCCGGTAGAGGATGAGGATGTTTCAGCGGCACAAGTGGTTGATCAGGCCGGTCAAGAGTATAGTGGTGAAAAGAATTTAATGAAAAGGCTTAAAAATCGCCAAGGTAAAGAGGCTGAAAGAGTCAGTAAAGAGTATAAGAGTACTGTTGTTGATGATGCAATTAAGCAGATTAAAGATGAAATTCAAAGGTATGGCAATAGCAATAAATAAGCCGATGAAGACATTACGTCTCATTGAGAGTTATATACATAATATTGCAGAGCAGGATGCATCTGCAGATCCAAATGCTTCGAGTAATGAGATAAGCAGTAATGAAAGATATATAATTAAAATCCTTACTAACGCCCTTATATTCAACCCTGCAAAGTTTCCAGACCAACGAGAGGGCATTTTCAGCGATATAGATAGAATCAGCCGGGCTGGTAGTCAGCCTATCGCTGCGACTATACGTCAAATTAAGGACATAATATCGCTAGATAGAAGTTTAGTTATAGAGGGTGAGGTATCACGGCTCTTTGGCTATTATACAGAGATGTTAGAGCGTAATAGCTTAGACGCTACTGAACCACAGTTAGATTCCGAGCCAGTTGATGGTGAAGAGCCTACTAAAGATCCTAGTTTGGAGATTGATGTAGACTTAGATGAAATATTTCCTCTATATCAGGATATGATATTATCGGCATTAAGATACGAGCCGACTAGTCGCGACTTAATGATGCTGCGGGACGTAGTTAACGGTATAGATGAGGCTGATACTTTGACTATCGTTGATACAGTGCAGAGCATTATGAACAGTAAGCGGTCAGAGGAGGACGTTGCGGATGATTTAACTGATATATAACAATTAAAATAGACATGAACTATAACAAGAGGAAATTAGAAGATCTTTATAGCCAACTAGCGGGTAGGAGCGTTCAGCCTAGAAAACACTTGAATGTGTTAGGTGAGGATAACCAAGGCCAACTCTTAAGACAACTTAAAGGTGGTAAAAATAAAGGAGAGGAGGTACCTGTAGCTGACAAGGACCAGCAAGCAGGTAAGTATGATGTAGAGGATAGCCCTAGTGTAGAGTTAACTAAGGACGATATGAATAATTTTAAGCTTCTCGATCGAGAGGATCAAATGAGGGTTAAGAAGTATATTGAGAGTAAGTCATTTAGAAGTCTTGCGCAGGGCACCTTGAGAGGTTCAGAGGATGAGGTAGAGCAGGCTTTTAGGCTCTTAATGAGCTCACATCTTACTGGTGATGGCATACATCAAGTAATGCAGGATATAAACGCCGGTAAGGCTGTCAATACGAAGCTACTTACACAAGTAGGTAATTACTCACCTCGTGAGATATTTAATAGTGATGAGGCGTGGGAGGTATATAAAATCCTAATGCCTGTAGGAGTAGGAAAGCTGCAGCAAGGCCCGGGTGAGGTTGCTTTTGCTATGATGTCACCGGATGTTGATGAACAAACAAAGGGAGATATTAGTATAAATGGAGAGCTGTATGAGTTAAAGTTAAATGGTGGTAGAATAAGTGATAAGGCTGGTCCTAACCCTGGATTAATTAAAGGTATACTGAGTAAGTATTTCGGTGAGGGTGTTATGTCTTTTTTTGCAGGTCAGCAATCACTACGCACTAGTGAATTTGTAAAGTGGGCTAATACAGCTAAATCTAGAGGTGATCAGGTTGATTTTGTAAGCTGCGCGCAAGAGATTTATACAGAAATATTAGACGCTCAGCATGCTCAGCCGATTGCCGCTTTATTTAAGGCAGATCAAGTTAGTCCGGACGAAGTTATTTCACTGTTTAAGCAACAGAGTTTCGATTACTATAAGGGTACTAAGGTAGGTGGTAGTGGTCAGTGGAATAAGTTAATTGGTATTAATACGCAACATAAAAGAGGTTCAATTGCTGTAATAGAAACAGGAGAGCAATTTGCAAAAACACCTATGGAGGGTACAAATCCTGCGATAGTAAGAACAAAATCAGGAACGCGTGAAAATTATATAGAATTCAAGCCTCAAAAATAAATTATGAAGAACTTTAAGCAGTATTATGAGGCGTATAGTCTCTTAGAAGAAAAGGCGGCTAACACACACCTTACTCACCTAGAAGAACTAGTTTTAACGAGGGGTAAAGAAGGGTATACGCAGGCAAAGGGTGTATTAGCTGATTTACTATCACATCTACAGGGCAAGAGTAAGAGAAAGATAGGTACTACGGTCAAATGGGACGGAGCCCCTGCAATATTTTGCGGTATTCATCCCGAGACTAAGAAGTTCTTTGTAGGTACTAAGTCCATCTTTAATAGAGAGCCTAAAATTAACTATGATGATCAGGATATCGATATTAACCATGGACATGCTCCTGGATTAGCCGATAAACTTAAGAAGGCCCTTAGACATTTACCAAAACTTGGTATCAGAAACATCATGCAGGGTGACTTCATGTTCGATTCATCAACAATTCAAAAAGAAGAGATTGATGGCGTGTCTCACTATACTTTTATGCCTAATACGATCAAGTATGCAGTAGAGGCTGACAGTAAGCTAGGTACGGAGTTAGCAAGCTCTGTGTTTGGTATTATATTCCATACTGAATATAGTGATCTAGATGGTAGAGCATCATTTGGTGCCAAGGTTAACAAGCTTAAAAGAGCTCCAGGTGTATGGTTTGATGATGCATTCTTCAAGGATGATACTGGAGTAGTTACTTTAGCTACGGATGAGGTTAAGCAGGTTAGAGATTATATGAAGACTGCTGACTCAATTAAGGTCAACTACAAGAATATTCCTTCTGAGCTGCTTAACATCTATATTAACACAGAAATTCGTGAAGGTAAGTTCCTTGAGAATCCAGAAGAGTCGTACAATAACCTCGTTATTTGGTTCAAGGCTAGAATGGTTAAAGAGATCGAGAAAAGAACGAGTAAGAGAGGAAAGCAGAGTATAGAAGAGAGCTTTAAAATGAAGCTAGCTAATATTGAGAAGGAGAGAGATAATATAATCAATCTGTTTAAGATATCAAAGCTTCTTTCACAGGCTAAGCAGATGTTTATTAACAAATATAACACAGCAGTATATACTACGAAGCACTTTGTAGATAATGGTGATGGTACTCTTAGAGTTACAGCACCTGAGGGATATGTTGCAGTTCAGAACGATGGCAATGCTGTGAAGCTAGTAGATAGACTTGAGTTTAGTAGAGCTAACTTTGCAAAAGATAAGCCGGGGTCATGATTACGTTTAAGGAATACTTTGAAAGTGAGGAGTCTCATGAAACAGTAGCGCTTCTACCGGGTGGATACAAGCCACCTACAAAGGGACATTTTAACGCATTTAGATATATTCTACAGGATGCGGATAGGGGAGTAGTTCTCATTGGCAAAAAGGAAAGAGATGGTATTACGGCTGATCAGGCGAGAGACATCTGGGAGATATACTCAAAGTATCTTGGCAAGCCTATAGAGGTGGCTGTTGCTGAGGTTACTCCGGTTAGATCTGTATATGATTTTGCAGATAGTCACAGTGATGTTAATATAGTAGTAGGTGCCGGTGATAAGGATGAGGATGTAAAGCGATACGAATACTTTGAAAAGAACATTAACAAGTATCCTCTTGTACAGGTAGTTAAAATACCTATGCAATCGGAAGGTATTTCAGGTACACAGACACGTGCTATGATAGCAGGTGATGTTGATTCAGCTGTTAACTATTTTGTACCGGATGAAGTTACTCCTGCGGATAAAGATCTAATTAAAAACATACTCTCAACCTAAATAACTATATGAGACATAATCCTAATATAGATATGATCGCTGAGACTTATATGAATCAGGTGTCTACCTCAACGGTACCTGGAGTGGTAATGATGGATGTATCAACTGGTGATAGTGCTAGTGGATGTGCACATGCCGCGCAGGGATGTACATGTGGTGGTTGCCCTGAATGCTCTGCCGTAGAGAGTGGTCAACAGCAAGAGCATGACCCTACTGAGATTAAGATGGCACTTGCAGAGCTCATGAAGGCTAAGGAGTATGCAGGTAAGCTCGAAGAAATGTTACAATCAGCTCACGGACTCGAGGGTTGGACTGCTGCAAAAATTACCAAAGCTGCTGACTATCTCTCATCCGTATATCACTGGTTATCGTATGAAACGGATGATAGTAGTTGTGAAAAGGGCCAGTTTAATACTGGTTATGAAGATAGTAGGATAGATGCTCATGAGGATGGTGAATGACCAAATAAAAAATAGATAGTAGTTAGCTATATGAAGAAATTTAAGCAATATTTTGAAGAGAAGGCCGTATTAGGTCTTATTGAATTCTTCCACATCGATGGTGTAGGTAAGGTTGCAGCTAAGCTTGACTCAGGTAACGGTGCCTTTAACGTCCTTCACGGTGAGGGTATTGTTGAACAGGGTAAAAAAGTCTTCTTTAAGACGGTTAACGGTAGAGCGCTTGTTAAGGATAGAAAAGACTCTATCACTATTAATGTTGGTGCTGGTAATACAGAAGATAGACCAGTTGTTGAGTTTGATCTAAAAATAGGCGACAAGGAATATCATAATGTACCGTTCTCTATCGGTGACAGATCATCAAATATTTTTAAAATACTCGTTGGTAAGGACTTTATCAACAATCATCTTGACGCTCTTATTGACGTGAGTCAAGAAAATATCGCTGGTAAGGGAGTTGAGGTGGAAGAGGTTTAAACGTGGTACACCTTACTGTTATATATAGTAGTAATAATACCGTCTAACTCATCATTAAATAAGTAACCTTTATTCATCCTCCAAAAACCAGGTGGTTTTGCTAGCATTTTTTCAGCTAACCGGTCACGTATAAGATTCGAATCAGTAATAGTTGGCGCCCAGTCACCATTATATTCATCCCCAAATTCATTAGGGTCAATAAAGTCCGGTGCACCTGGCTTGAACCCGCGACGCCTCATTTCATCATTAATGCATAATATACGTCGAGCTAGGTACGATAGCTTGTTAGTGAAGAATAGCATGTGACCCTTAGCAAGCCGAAATGTATCAGGTGATTGGCCAAACTTTTGACCCTTATTGATACGATATCTCATCATACCTGTAACCATTTTAAGCTCAACACTCTCAGCTACTAAGTGTTGATCAACTAATAGCTTAGGATCTACCCCTACATTGCATCTCATAAGCTTATGATAGAAGTGTTCCTAATACTACACACTCTTAGCTGCTATGTCTGTCGTACATATCTACAAACTTATAAAATTCATTACGAGTCTTATCATCCTCCATAAAATCACCTGTAAGTTTACTAGTAATCATTGCGCACCCGTGATGCTTAACACCTCTATTACATGCACAACTATGCTGAGCTCTTATAACAACAGCTACACCTCTGTTACCTTCACAGATTTTATCAATTGCTTGTGTAATTTGTGTTGTCATACCCTCTTGGATCTGTGGACGTCTTGCATAATAATCAACAATACGATTAAGCTTTGATAGTCCAACTACCTTACCATCTACAGAAGGTATATATGCTACATGTGCTACACCTGTAAATGCCATATGGTGATGAGAGCATAAGCTAACAACAGGAATACCAGTTTGAGCTACAATACCATCATACCCATCACTAGGGAATGCTGTTACCTTAGGTGGTAGATTGTAACACCCTGATGCAATATCATTAACAAATGCTTTTGCTACTCTCATAGGAGTATTATCAGAGTTAGGATCATTACGCCAATCAAAGCCTAATGCATCTAGATATTTTTCGTATGCAGCAGCTGCATTATTAATAATCTCCTGCTTTTCTTCCTCTGTCTTAGGATGACTACTGCTAGCAGTAGGTAGTTTCGTAGATTTACCTCGTTCTTCTGTACTCATATATCTTATTATAACGACCAAAAGGACATTATCAAGACTAAATAATGGAGTATATGAAGAAATTATCTCAAAGGGAGTTGATTGAAGACGGTAGATTAAGAAGCACATTAGGAAGCTTAGCAGCAGGAGGGGCCAAGGCTTTAGCTAAAAAAGTGAGTCCTTCTTTATATGGCGATGTAGGTAAAGTTGCAAGTACCATTAAGAAAGCTTGGGAACGGCCTATTGATATAATCAAACAACAAACAAAGGATCTTCCTGAGATATATACTGACTTAAAGGATGTTAGAGAGTCAAAGGGTACACCTGGTATAGTTGATGTTAATTATACATTCACTCATACTACTACAGGAGATGAAATAAGCGCGCTTACTAGATTTAAGCAAATGGGAAAGCAATGGACGATTATTGATACTGTAGTAACTAATAAAGTAACTCCTGAGGTTAAACAACAAGTCGAGGATAGCCTCAAAACGCCTGAGAAGGAACAGTCACCGGAAGAGACTGATGATAAGGAATCGAGCCTTAAACGTAAGGAGCAGTTTGCACTTAAACGCAAGTCATTAAGTGATGCTCGAGCTCGTAACAACGCAGCAATGGATGCGTTAAAAAAGAAATCATACGATATACCACAACCAGAAGAAGAGTCCCCGTCTTTGCCTGATGCTGAAGAACCGGACGCGCAACCGGATGCTGAGGAGTCGGTTCCTAAGTTATTTGATGCTAACGATGAAGAAATACAAGTAGGGGATTATTTTATTGAGCCAGAGGAGTTAGCTATGGGTATTAAGGATTGGGGTAGAGTTGATAGTATTGACGATCGCATCATAACATTAACTCTAATAGGGAGTAGCCACGGTGATGGTGAGGATGCTGAACTTACACATAAACAATGGCAAGAGTATAAGGATACAATTGAAAAGTCAAACGGACCAGAGGATAGTGAGATGCTAGTTTCAGAAAAAAGTCAAAAAAGTTTGCTGAAACGCTTGCAATCGTGGTCTAGTTAGAATAAATGTACTATAGGGACGGGAGAGAAAACTAATTACTGACTTCTAAATGTCTGTATATTAATATTTTCTACTAATATACACTTTTTTAGTTGACTTTGATTATTTAGACGCTATTATAATAGTATATGAGTAAGTTTCAAAGTACTAAGGTTATTGAATTAGGTAGTTGTGCCTTTAGACAATGGAGAGCAACACACAGCCATTGTCAATATTTACATGGTTATCAGCTCAAGGCTAAATTATGGTTCGGTGGTAATGAGTTGGATGATAAGAACTGGATAGTTGACTTTGGAAGTCTTAATGATTTAAAGCAACACCTTAAAGAGTTGTTTGATCATACAACAACAGTAGCGGCTGATGACCCGGAACTAGAAACATTTAGAGAGCTTGATAAGAAGGGGCTAGTACAGCTAAGGGTTTTTGATGGCGGTGTAGGTATCGAGCGTGTGGCAGAGGTTGTATATTCACTAGCAAATGACTTTATCTTATTCCACACAGATCAAAGATGTTGGGTAGATAAGGTAGAAGTGTTTGAACATGAAGATAATTCAGCTACGTATGCTGGTGAATGTGTGAGTGAGGAGTATACATTACAGGAAACACGTACAGACACACAGCCGTTAGAGCAGGTGGACGTTAAACAGACCGTTCCGGAGAAAGCAGCTCCTGTAAGAAATGATAGTGCACGCCCTAGGAGAAAGCCGTCTTCTAAAACTAAGGGTGATTGGTTTAAGGGTACGACATGGGGATAATCCAGAGTACTTCAATGTATGATCATACCAACACCTTATGTTAGAAAGGGTATACCTATACCTTTAACTGCTAACGGATCAATAAAGCGATTAGGAGGCATGCTCATAGATGATAGGTGTATGTTAAGCATATCTCATGTGCCGGTTGGAGAGGGTAACAAGATAAGGATTCTTAAGAAAGATGGTACGTTTATATGGCGTCATATACAAAAGAAGTGTATGGTAGGTAGCGATATATCAGATCTATCAATATTATTGCTAAATGCACCAGTAGATACATCACAACATGATATAGTACCTATTGCACCGGTAAATATAGATGACGAAGTAATCATTACTAGGAAGCTCGCTGAAAATAATAAGCACCGGTCACGAAAAAACTTTATATCAAAAATATCACATAGTGATAGTGATATTATATGTGCACATGCGGGTAATTCAGACAAATCCATGTTAAGGTCCGGCGACTCAGGCATGCCATGGTTAATTAGACAGGGCGACGACTTAAAGCTAGTTTCCTTTACTTCAAGAGTGTGGATGGGTGTTGGTCCAAATCTGTATGCAATGCGAGATAGCATCGCACAGGTTCGCAAAGAAATGCTTAAGTTAGTTTAGGCATCTAACATCTTACATATATGGCGTAATATCTTTGATCTTGATATTTCAGCATTCCCAAACTCAAATGCGTGTATATTATTATCTACGCATTCTTGGTTATCAAATCTCTCTAAAACATCATCAAAGCCAGACTTATTAATATCCGATTGATTACCGTCACCGCATATAATGTATCTACTGCCCCTGCCAAATCTCGTTAGGATAGTGGTCAGCTCACCCCTAGTAAGGTTTTGAGCCTCGTCAACAATCACTATAGATTTGTTAAATGTAAGACCTCGTACGAAGTTAACAGGTATAGCTTCGACCAGTCCTTTATGCATTAGCATCTGCGATGTTGATATACTAGTTATTTCTCTTACCTTTTCAACTAACGGTGCTGCATACGGTGAAAACTTATCATCAACCTCACCAGGCAAAGCGCCAAGAGACTTCTCTGCTGACTCAGCCACTGATCTAATGTATATTAACTTTTCGAATATCTCATCCCGTATTTGTTCGAGCGCAGTATACACAGCTATATATGTTTTCATTGATCCGGCAGGACCATCAACGAATACCATATTTGTATCCTTGTCTCTACATTTGTGATAGAACTCTTTTTGTAAGTTATTAAAATAAAATGGTTTCCTAATATTAAAATTTAATAGCCAGTTGTTATTAAATGTTTCTTCGAGATCAATATCATCAATCTCCCGACGCGTACGCGAAGTTTTTTTTGCCATTAACAGTATTTATGTTGATATTAATGAATTGCATGTTATAATATTATAATATGATAGATTGTGATAAGGAGTGCTTGTTAATGGCAGGTGAGAATGGAGTACCGGAACTGTTTTATACTGTTGAAGGGGAAGGTGAATTTGTAGGTCATCCCTCAGTCTTTCTTAGGCTGTTCGGATGTAATCTCACATGTAAGGGGTTCATTTCAGAGGATTCTCCGCACGGGTGCGATTCATTTATATCATGGTCTAAAAAGAATAAGGTTACATTTAACGAGATGTTTAAGTTGCTAGAGGATGGTAATCACATTGAACATCTCAGAAAGGGAGCTATCTTTAAGTATACTGGTGGTGAGCCTATGGTCAGGCAGAAGCAGTTGATGAAGTTTACTGATGCATTTATTGAGAAGTATAGCTTTCTA